TAGTTTTATCATTCGCCTATGAGTCAGTTCCCATATGCCACTTGGCATAATTTGTCCAATCATCGCCATTCGGGCCTAGAAGTTTATCCCCATCCTCAGAACTAAACGACCAGGGCGCGGTGTTGTCATAATCACCACTAGCAACTAAACTAGTTGCATGACTCGCACCGGCGGAGTAAAGACTAACAGTCATAATCTTACCTCTATTTATTTCCAGAACTGCAACTAGCTAAGCCGACTCGGAAGGCACGGGAGGTAAAAGGAAAACATATATCTAATTACCTAAAACCAAAACGCGACAAACTTCATTATTTATAATTATTTCTTGAACTCTTAACTTCGATATATCCTCAACACTAATTCCAGAAGAATAAATTTCTCCAAATTCAATTTCCGAATCACGACCCTTTATACCAGGATCACCTTTCTCACCCTTCGGTCCACGCAAACCACTTTCGCCTTTTTCGCCGTCTTTACCATCTTTGCCTTTTAAACCAATAGGGCCAATCTTTCCTTGCGGTCCAATTTCGCCCTTATCCCCTTTAACACCTTGCGCGCCTGCTATTCCTTTTTCCCCTCTTGGTCCCGTTTCACCAGGAATACCCTGCGGGCCACGTGGTCCAATTTCACCTTGATTTCCAATTTCGCCTTGATCACCTTTTTCACCTTTCGGCCCTTTTATATCTAAAACAATCTTTTCATTATCAGATAAAATTAAATTCAAAATCCCATTTTCATCAATATTCCAGGAAGTTATACCTCTCCCATCACGTCCGTCGCGGCCATCACGACCATCAATTCCATCTTTGCCGTTTATTCCATCTAAACCATTAGTTCCATTAATACCATTATTACCATCTTTTCCATCTTTACCATTTATTCCTTGTTCGCCCGTTTCCCCTTGTTCGCCTTTTTCTCCTTTAATCCCTTGTTCGCCAGGATTACCTCTTTCCCCTTTATCCCCTTTAAAGCCATCTTTACCTGATTCTCCAGTCTCGCCCTTAACACCATCTTCTCCTTTTTGTCCTTGAATACCTATATCGCCCTTGTCCCCTTTTTCGCCTTTATCACCTTTATCACCTTTTAAACCAACCTTACCTTCTTCACCTCTTTCCCCGTCTAAACCGGAAAGTCCACGCTCACCAGGTATTCCTTGTTCACCAACAGCGCCTTGTAATCCCTGAGGTCCAATTTCGCCTCTATCTCCTTTATCTCCTTTTTCACCTTGCAAGCCTTGAGCGCCAATATCACCTTTTTCCCCCTTATCACCTTTCTCACCCCTTTGGCCTCTTTCTCCTTGCAATCCATTTAATCCATCCCGACCATCACGAGCTTTTGGCTGCGTTTCTAAGTTATTCAAACGCACTTCATGACCAGTATATTTTCGGGCCAAGCTCAAGATTTGCTGACATGCAATCGCGAACGGAGTTAGATTTCCTTCTCCTTCGTTGCTTAACGCCAATATTTTATTTTCCTTAGGCATTTATATTCTCAGGATTAAGAATTGTTTCAGTTTCAAACAACGCTGACCAAGCCGCTGTATCATTAGCGGGAATTTGTGGATCACTTTGTTGGGGAGGCGATGGCGCGACAGGTTTCGGCGGATTAAGCACTTGTTCAACCGGAACTAAATTATTCCCAGCGATATAATACTTATCCCCATCCTTGGGCTTTTTCTGATCTTCAAGATCAGCCCAATCATTGCCGTTTATAATCCCATGCTCAAACTGAATTGCCAATGCCTCTTGACGATCTTTCTGACTGCCCCGAAGCAATCCCTTAACTTCTAAAACAACACATAAATTTCCACGATTATTCCCAAACAACTTATACGTCGCTTCTTGTTCAAACCTCATGGCCCACGGAATAATAGAATCGCCCACAACGTCGATTGACATTTGTTCAACGTTATTATACGTCATGCGTAGTAGATGATGCACCTTATGAGGTGGCACTCCCATCCATCTGCAAATCGACTCTACTTGAAATTGCAACGTTTCTGTAAACTGCGCATCACGCGCCGTCGAAGTGGTATTTGTAACCTTAAGCCCATTATCACCAATAAACCATTTTCCAGCGCGATTTGGACCGCGGAAGGTTTGTTCTAATTCTTCCCTAATCCGCGCCGTTGAATCTTTATCTAATTTCGTATCAGAAATAATAGTTCCGCCGAAGTGCATACCTTCGCCAAAAAACGAGGCGCTAAATAGTTCCGCCGCTCGTGCCCAACCAATACTTTGCGCGGCATATTCCACCACACTAAGTCCAACTGCCGAATTTCCAAAACCACGAAGATGGAAAACATCATTAGGCCGAAGTTCTACGTAATTTTGCCCTTCACCACTAGCATCAGGGCCGGCACCAAAACTGTTATTAACGCGATAGATAAGTTCGCCCGTTTCCAAATCGCGTAAGAAATAAATACGCCTGGGATGAATTGGCCAAAGATTAACCACACGACCTACTGCATCTCGCTCGATCTCCGCAATACCGTTTCCATGCAAGATCGCCCAACCAACCATTGTTTCTTTAAACTGAAACGGCGACATTTCTGGATTAGTACGCCAATTAAGTACGTTATCAACAGGATGTATATCAACGGTTTCGTTACCGTTCGGCGTTTTTCTAACAATCTTCGCCGGAAGTTGCGCGACCGTTTGCGTTAGATACCGATGCGCTGCCCAAATCGTATCGTTCATCAACGCGCGATCTGGTGTTACATAAACTCCCGCTTGCGTATGGCCGGTGAAAGGAATATAGCGTTCGTTAGGATAACGTGGTTCGTTTGTCTTTCTCAACGCATAAACTGCGTCGATGACGCTTTGAGCTTTGGAGATAAAAGACATTTTTATTTAAATTTTCCTACAATTATAGTTGTCGCGATTGCAATTGCAGTTAATAAAATTAAAAGCCGATTAAAGCAAATATTAACATGTTTATCTATTCTATCTTCAATCGTTTTTAATCTCTCTACGATTAACTCAAATTCCGTTTTTGTCATAAATGTGCTTAATATCTTATTAAATAATTTAGAAATCATCGCGATCGGCGTTACGATCCTGCCACTTTTCAAATCGCATCTTATGCTCTGCAAATAAAGGATGCCTCATATCTTTAAGTATCTCATAATCAATTTCATTACTATCTTTATTTTGTACCGCCATTACTAATTCTTTACGCTTGCGACCAAATCCTGCTTCGTATTCCTCGTCGCTACTAAAGATTCCGCGATAAACATTAAGTGCTTCTTGTTCAGCGCTCAATATTCTACCGATTCCCATAGCAGCACCGACACAACCATCAATCCGTCCTCGCGCCTTGGCCTTTGTAAATTTCTCATTCTCGGCGCTGTCTTTTTCCGTAACTACGTTTGTAAAACACATCCTAAGAACAGGATTGTTTCCATGCCGAAACTTACCACTCAATATCGTACTCTTAATCTCTTTCACCGGCCCGGCCATACTTACAAAGCCTTGACCAAATTCCACAACCTCTTGATTTGCGTCTTGCAAATTGGTCACGAACGCCGTCGCGTTCCAGCGATCAACGGCGAACTCTTTAACATTATATAATTTCGTCAATTCCATACAATAGTTATGAATAAAATTCTGATCAATCCTATTCCCAGGTGTAACTTTTAAATAACCTTCCTCTACCCATTTAACATAACTCGCCTTATCCCTATCCGCTTTCTTAAGCAAACTCTCCTCAGGAAGAAAGAACATCGGCAAAACGTCAAAGCCTCGTTCATCTTCATCTTCATCAGAAAAAACGGCCACCACAGCAGTAAGATCTTCCACACTTGAAAGATCAACACCAACGTAGCAATCTTTTCCTTTAAGCTCTTCGAAACTAAGACGTTCTTCACACGCATCGTAGGTTTCCATCTCTATCCAAGGCGTTGAACTTCCATCAACCCAAAGATTAAGATGAAATCGTTTAAAATCCACAACTTCGGCAGGGAAATATTGCACGCGGTTTACTTTATTGCGTAGTTCTTTAAGAAGGCTTCCACCGAAATTAGAAGTCAAGACCGGATTTGCCTCATACCAATTCTTTTCATCTTTCCAATCACAATCCTCTTTCGCCTCAAAGATAATCGGCGCAAAAGTTGGATCGACAATTTCGCCCTTTACAACTTGATGTGAATAATCCCACATTTCGCGCGCGAGACCGCCCATTCCTTCACCGGCGGTGGAAATAACAATACTAAGTGGATTATTCCTCTTTCCCATAGAGTCGGTAATTACTTTCCAAAGCTTCCTAGCTTCGGTTGGTGGCCAGGCGTGAATTTCGTCAGCGAGAAAGAAACTAACGTTAAGGCCATGCTTAGAATATGACTCTGTACTAATTGCCTTGAAAAGCGACTTCGTCTTTAAATGATGCATTTCCTTTTGACTAACAATCGGATTAACTCTATCACTTAAAACTTTATCACTATTTACCATTTGATAACCGTGGTTAAATGCAATGCCAGCGTTTCCACGATCCGCCGCTGCCATTATAACTTGCCCACCAGCTTCCGCTTCTGGCCCCATAAAGTGTGCCAACCCAAGCGCAGCAACTAAAGTTGTCTTAGCGTTACCACGAGGAATCCAAATATTAACAATTCTAGTAAGACGGCTGCCATCAGAATTATTTGGACCGTAGATTCGTTTAATAATGGCTTCTTGATATGGATTAATCTTAAAATTTTCACCGGCGAAATCGCCTTCCCAAATTTTTAACCGACTAACGAATTGGCAAATTTTCTTCGCCCTGCCGCTTGGATCAGGATAAAGATTAGGATCGGGAATGAAATTAAGATTTGACATTTAAGGGATCAAGATTGGTCCACAAGAAGTAAAGCCGAAATTCTTGTCTCTCGCACAACCGGAGCAAGAATTGAGAGATATTAAAATGATTAGGATTAAAATTAGTTTCATTACGCCAAAAGCCCCTTCGTGTCTTTCCAATTATTCTCGACTTCTTCTTTCTCATTACCTAACTTTTTCGGCTTAAGTCCATCCATAATCGACTTTGCTTGTGCCATATTTTCGCGCGCCAACTTATTCATTGGATGCTCAATATAACCATTCTTACTCATTATCATCTTGCCATCAACTTCGACAATAACCATACATTCACGAGATTGCCCGATGTGAAAACAATAATTCTCAAAAAGGGCTAGGTTATCGTTGGTCAATATTCCTTTTTTAAAAAGTTCCGGCGCGGCACGCAGCCATTCACATTTCGCCTCGAAACCTAAAAATTCCGGCGGTTCTGGACAAGTTTCTAACGTCTTTATATCTTCATCATTTTCCACAAGACGCAAGACCGAACCGTCCATAACCTACCTACTTCCTACCAACTTTTACTTGATCGCGACCTGTTCTTTGCGAATGATGTCTGTGACAAAAAGCACGAAGGTTATTAAAATCTAACTTAGCACCACCTTCTCTTAATCCAACAATATGATCCACATCAGTAGCCTTTTCATCACAATTACTTATCTCACAGATCGGATTAAGTTTTAAAAATTCCTCTCGGCATCTTCTCCACTCAACGTCATAACCTCGCGATGAAGCGGAACCGCGTTGTTGATTTCTTTCCTTTTCACAACTAGGACACCTTCTTCCAAGATATGCCCTATGTCCCGGCTTTCCACAATGTCTTTTTGGTTCACTTGGCAAAACAACCACGCAAATTAGTTAAAAAAATTGGCCGAGGGACAGCGAAATCGCTATACAACCTCGGCCAAGTTTAGGAGAAAACAATGCGCGTTGTCAAAAGAACTCCAATTAGTTCTAGTGACAACCAGACAAAGCACCCGGACCTAA